AAATTAAACTCTAACTGCTCCGTGCTCATGTTATCTGCCATATGGTGCCTTATAAGTGAACGATATCTTCAGGATTCTGGATAAGAGCCAGAACTTCGTCATCATTAATGATTCGGATCTCTCCTTCGTCAATCGGCAAGCGTGCGCCCGCGTATCGACCAAAGACAATCCAATCACCCTTCTTGCACCACGGACCGGTTGGGAATTTATTCTCATCGGCGTAGGCAAGTGGGCCAACAGCAAGCACGTAGCCACAAACCGTAGCCGACTGCTCGCGCTGACGGGTTTGGTCTGACAATACAATGCCACCTTTGGTTTTTTCTGCCCCTCTGTAGGGCAAGATGACGATTCGCCACCCCGTAGGAGTAGGAATTCGGTCCATCACCTTCTGTTCGATCTTCTCAACAATGAGGCTACCCTCTTTGTCGTAAGCATCGTCCAAGGAAGGTACATGAGCAGAAGCTTCTTCCGCCCATTTCTTTTCCAGCGCAGTCATTTCCATTGATAAACTCCTTATTGGTTTTGATTCTTGTTGAGAAGATTCTGCACTTCCATCTCAACAAACTTAAACCCCTCAAGGCGTCCCATTAAAAACCGATACTGCTCCATATCTTTCACACTGCCATTGACAATCAACGCCTCCGTCTGGTGACGAAGGTTTTTAATAGCAATCAGCGTTCTTTCAGTAAATTCAAGCATGGATTATCCAATGAAGCAGACAGTAGAGACCCCTGTCCGTGGGCTTGAGTGCATTATGCACATGTTTGTTACGTAATCAACACCTTTTTGAACGCATCTTTGCGATAAACATACGTTTTCTTAGGTTTGTCACTACTAACAGGTACTTTTTTAAGTTTTGGCTCTGGTTTTGGCATCAAAGCCTTGGTTGTTTTGGTCTGCATGGCTGTTTTTTTAACCTCGCTGTTGTTTTTGAGCATCAATTGCAAGTTTTGCCTGCTGCAAAGCCACATCACTCTGCATTTTTTGGTTGTCCAACTGGATTCGGGCCTTCTCGTTGCCGTCTTTGGCCTGATCATTAGCCGCTTTGGCTTGAATTTCTTGCTCTTTGACCTTGACCAGTGGATCTTCCGGTGGCGAACCCTGCAAATCAGTCTGAATCTTTTTAGCTTCCTGAAAGAACTCAGCAATTTTGATTGCAATCATCGCTTCACGCTGCAATGCAGACACCATGCTGTCAGGATCAGTGCCGTATTGCGTAAACAACTCTGCTTCCGTCGCCTCTTCGGCCTTTAAACGGATGTGATCAAAGATGTGTTTCTGCATTGTCACCGCTACCTGTGGCATACCGCCTATCAAAGGTGACATACCAAACAAAAGGTGGTTCATGATGTGCGCATCATGCTGCTGACCAGCAAAAGCTTTTAATGGTGAGCCATCCAGCGCCTGCGAGTTCTCGCTTGCCGGATCCTTTGGCTTGTCCACATTCTGTGTATTCAAAATAGCATCAATATCACGCACACCAATCGCTTGATACATGCGGCGATATGCCTCATACATGTTGTGCATCTGAGGATTACTCTGCGCCAATTGTAGTTGCGTCTGTGCCATCGTAATGCGCTGGGCTACAGAGAAGATGTTGGGGTCCGAGACTGGCAACACATCAATGCGATCATCAAAGTCTTTACGTTTGACTGACCTTGTCTCACCCGGCACGTCATACGGATACTCATCAGGCAGATACTCGCCAAATCCCTTGGCAAGCAAATTAAACTCAATCCGCTGCGAGTAATGCAAACGCTTGTGGATTGCAGACATCACCTGTCCGCCCTTTTCCAACAACGCAATCGTTGTACCTACCGCTGCATTCTGATTGCTGTCTCCCACCTGCATGTCCGTGACACTTGCCAACCTGCGACCTGCATCGGCGCAGAAACCAAGCAACGCAAACAAAGTCTGGCTTGGCTCCTTGTACGGCAGTGGCATCAGCGTCTGGCTGAGTTCCACACCACCAGCATCAATGTCTCTAAACTCACCCGGCTGCAACGGCACATCATCATTCATAATGCGCGCGCCCTTGGCCTTGAAACCTGCCGGCAGATTCACAAGCGTTCCTGCATCTAACAACTGACGCAGTGCAGAAGTTGCCGCTTGACTCAGGCCGCCTACTAAATGCAAGAAGCCCAAACCATATGCGCCCAAGCCCTGCACCAACATGTAGTGCACGTAGTATTGCTTGCGGCGGAACAACTGGTCACTCTCGTTCCAGTTGCGACGCACACCCACCGTTGATCCAGAAGTCCTGTCTATCGTGATGATGTAAGGCAAGCGCAAGCCCGTTGGCTCATCGTCCTCATCCGTGTGCTCAAAGCCCTGCAGATCATAATCAATCTGGAACTCCAGCAACTCCATTTCCTCATCGTCCGTATTGGGCGTGATCTTTGTGATGCGGTCTGTTTCTTTCTGGATGATGTTGCTGCCAACATCTGACGTGCTGCGCTCTTCTGCAGTATCCAAGTACTGACCACGCAGCACCGCCTTGCGGTAATCATTCACCGACATCGGCACCACATGCGTGATCCGCGGGCACTCACTCATCACACTCGATCCGTTGTACGGGATATACAAGTTGTCAGGCAAGATCAACTTGCTCACCATCCGGTCACGATCCTCGTCGTAGTACACCTTCTTAAACGCCGAGCCACCATAACCCACATAAAACAACAACTGATCAAAGTCCGGTGTGTACTCTTCCATCACCGATGTGATCTGATAGTTCATGAAGTCACGCACGCGGTCCGCCTGCATCAACTTCTCTCGTGTCTCTTTCCCAAGCACGCGCGTGCGCACGGGCCCGTCCGCGGGCATCAATTCCTTAAGCGCCTGCGCTTGGAACTGCACAATCGCTTCTGTCAACAAAGGATGTGTCGTAGCTGCAGCACCCTTGAAAGGACGTGTGCGCTCATCAAAGGTAAAGCCAAGCAGCTTCAAGCCCTTGCCATACTGCTCTTCCCAATCCTTACGCGAGCCCTGATCCGCTTCAAACAAAGGCAACAACTCAGAACTGATCTGCTGCAAGACACTCGAATCAAGGACCTCGGCTAAGTTAGCGCCAAAGGGCACTTCATCATCTTCTGCACCCAGTGTTACATCAACGCTTCCGGTTTCTGGGTCAAGTACGATTTCTATGTCGGGTAGATCGTCTACCACCATGCTCTCAACTTCAACATCTATGTTGCCGGCAGGTAGGTCGTTGTTCTTTTCAATAGGCATGTTATTCCTTACATGTATCTGCGGTTATCGTCAGCTTTGCGTTCAACCATTCCACCCTTGTTGAATGGAACACCGGTTTTCAGTATACGCGCTGCGGCTTCGGGCGACCATGTTACACCCAATGTGTTTATGGCATCAACATCACCCACAGGCAATTCAATAGGCCTAATTTCAAATCCGGGACCTAAGTCTTTAACAACTTGTTTAAGATTTCCCGGTAATTTTTCATACAACTGCGCCTGTGACGACTCTTTGCCGGGGAATGAAATAAACTCTTTGCCTCGTTGCATTGCGGCAACAATAGCATTTTTAGCCAAAAGCTGTTGAACTACTTGTGGCGATGTTTCCATGCCGGCAAAACTTTCTTCCAACTGATGCGCTTGACTGCCTTTTCGCATACTTCCCGTTAAAACTTTTTGCCGTTGCGCAATTTTTAATGCGTCCTTAATCAAATCAACTTGATCAGGGTATGTAGCTATCAACGCATTTATTTTTTCGTTTGCCCCATCTTTGTCGTAAGACTTAATAGATATGGCGTCCGCCGCTTTGTTAAAAATGTTTGCGCGATCACTTGCCGGACCAATTTCTGCCCCATATCTTGCTAGACCTTCGGGCGTTCCGTCATGCGCAGGCATGCCTATTTTGTCCTTGACCTGTATGTTTAATGCAATCAGTTCTTTTTTATCCTTCTCAGGGCTTCCGCCTTTAGGTCCCTTTTTAATTAAATCGTCAAATCGATCAGATTGCAACTCATGCACATACATTCCGCTCTTAGTGCCCTGATCACCAATCACTGCCTCATGGTCTGTAAAACGGCTAAAAGCTACGGGGTTGTTTTGTTTGTACGGCTCGTTTAAATTGGGGTGCTGACCTTTGTACAAACGCTTACTCTGAATTAAAGATTCAATTTCTTTTCCAATTGGGGCCATTGCCTGCTGGGTATTATTTCTAGCTATTGCCATTTCATTATTTACTGGCGTTAACGCAGTTTTAACTGCTGCATTAAATGCGTCTTTATCTTGCTTGTACAAAGAAAACGGAGGAGGGGCTATGCCAAAATCCACTTGCATAGACTTTAGCCCCTCTTGTATAACCATCTCATCTATCATGGGTTTGTATTGTTCAAAGTTCCTCCACAAGTCTGGAGTTCGTTGTGCAAATTCATTTTGAGCAGGGCCCCATTTTTTTGACAAGATAGGGTAATACAAAGCATTTTCCAAGTCACCTAGTATTGCCTGTTTTTCTTTAAATGTTTGCACGTATGGCACAAGCGCATCTAAATCAGCAGTCAACATTGCTGCTTTTTCAGGGGTTGCCGATTTAACAAAAAACTCTTTTAAAAGATCTATTTGTTCTGGCAGATGGTTAAATCCAGTGAATTGTGCAAATGCACGATCCACGTCGGCTGTTTCACGGTGCGCCAACAACTTCTCTTTTGGTGTCTCCATCAATAAATTGATAATACCCATCTGTTTGGTTTTGTCATCTATAAATGGATTGTCCATGCCAAGATGATGTACCCCTGCTGCCTGTGGGTTAGGCTCAACAATACCTAGCCGTAAATTTTTAGGAGAAAACATGTTATCCAACCGCTGCTTTAGATCGGCAGGTTTAATCTTATCGGTTGGCTTCAAATCTTCCAGCGCCTGCTCCACACGCCCTAAATCGTAATCACGGAACTTGCCACGTATTTGACCTAATAGCTGCTCCTTGGTCACCGGGCCTTTTAACGTAGCTACAAAATTATCTAACCTGCCAACAAACGGATTAGACGGTGTAACGGCTGACTCCACTGTTACAGGAGGAGCAACAGATGTGACCTTTCGTGCAGGGGCAGCAACTGCAACCGGTGGTTCAACAGGGGCTTCTAACGGCAGGGCTAACTGTTGTGGTTGCTGTTGTGCATTTTGTGCTGCATTTTGGGCTTCACGCTCTGCCCGTTGCGCACGCAAAGCCTGTTGTGCATCAATTACTTCACCCGGTGTTACATCAATTTCGCCCCAACCAACAGGAATAGGCGGTTCAGTCTGCGGCGTCTGCATGCGCGGCATTTGACCTAATACGTTAGTAGAATTAGCCGCGCGCTGCGCCTGTATGTTTGCAAACTGTTGTCGAATCCAGTCCTCACCGCCTAATTCAACTTGCTGACCTGTCATTAAATCAGTGACTGTGTTGGGCTTAGGGGCTTGTGTTGCTTGATACTTAGCCAACAAATCGGATGCCGTGCCTTTAACGGCTTCGCCTGTTTTTTGTGCAGCTTTTACACCAGAACGTGTAACGCCTGCAGGATTGACAAGATTACTGCCTAGATCACCTGCGCCAAAAAAAGCAGCAAGTGTTGGATCATCAGAAGGTTTAAATGCCAAGCCGGCTTTGCGTGATTGTTCTTTTAAATTCTCACTGCCAAAAATAGGCTTTTGAACACCACCACCATATACGTTGGCAATCATGTTAGAGATGTCAAACGCACCACCCACAAGATTCTGCGGAAGCATTGTAAAACCTTTGGCCGCTTCTACATAACCCTGACCAGACTGCAAAGCCTGAGAAACAGGACCTGCCTTGCGACCAATGCCCGACTTCTGTGCGATAAATGCTGGTGTGCTGGCTGCTTCCCGCTCCGCTGCTTCTTGAGCCGCGAGCCGTTCTATCTGCTGCATGGTCAAACGCGGTGCTACTTCACCCTCTTCAGGGCTACCCTCGGCGCGACCAATAGGCAAGCGGTACTGTATCTGACCAGAATAAGGCCCACCTTTTTGCCGCATAATCATGGCGGAAAGCTCTCCGGGACCTACCTGTCCACCGTAGCCAACCCCGTAATCCATAACACGAGGACTCTGTCCGGGCATTCGCATCATATTGACGTTACCCATTACCCGACCCTCACCCACAGGGTAAGAGCCAGACACCCCACCCGCATAAATTCCAGCAGGCGCATCCATCGGACGCACCATCTGCGCACCAACACTGCCTTCTCCCACCCGCTGATTAAGCATGGCTAACAAGGCCTTGGACGAATCCTGCCTGCCCTCGGGCCGCGATCCAGCCAACATCAACATAGCTTCCGTATCCTTGCCTAACGGAATTCGAGCACCAATATTGCCCGACATCATCTCTCCCTGCGGCGTGCTTTGGCGCTGACCCCCACGAAGTAAATATACCGCTTCAGTCACAGGTAACTCAGGAAATATAGTCCGCGCAGCTTTTATTTCCTGCACCGTAATACTGCCTTGATCCGACATTTCACCCTCTTCAGGGCTACCTTCTGCACGGTACACAGGACCGCCTTGCGCGTAACCATAAACATCGTATTCCAGATCACCAATTTGTCTGTCAAGCCGACGACCCTGCTTGTTCATTTCCAAAATATTGGCAGGATTAATATTTAGTTGCTGCATAGATACTTCAAGCGGCGTTGCTTTAAGCTCGTCCGGCGTCAAGTTACTGCGCACACGGGCCAACTCTGCCTGCACTTCGCCCGGCATATGCCTGTACAAAGCTTCCCCCATGCGTTTGTCTGAAGGAAAAACTTTGCCATATCTAGCTTTAAGATCCTGCCCTATCCTGTCTGTAATATCAGACAAATTTGGATACACCCTCTCCATTTCTCGAATGACATTTTCGTTGACCGTAGGATCAGCATCGTATAAACCGCGCTTCGCTTTAATGTAAGCAACAAAAGAACTAGGGTTTGCACCCTCCGTAAATCCTTCCATGGACTGGATTGCATGCTGGCCTTCATGCAACAAAGTTCCGCGGACCGTGCCCCTAACATCATCACCCGGCAAACTACGCACTGTTCCTTGAATTCCTTCTTTTTCCCCAAAAGAAGCCGCAGCTAACGGGGCATCTTTGCGCCTTGTTGTTCCTATCCGCACATCAGGCATGTCATACGCTGGATAAATGCTCTGAAGTTCGGGATGCTTTAACATATCGTAGTACATACGCGGAACAGAAGCAGTCTTTTGTTGCAAAACTGCCGGCGCATCACTGATTTCTTCCAGCAAATTACCGCGGTTATCAACCAAAGTTAAATTCTGTGCACGGATTTGCTCTGGGGACAAACCCTTAGCCTGCAGGTCCGCGTGCCGCGCTGCTGCTTCCGGTCTTGCACGAACAAACATCTGTGAGGGCGGTGCCGCCAAAGCCTGCAACATCTCAGAAGCCTTACCACCACCTTCCAATGTTCTGCGTACCGCTGGCTCCAACGCTCTTTCCGCAGCACCAACCATGCGTCCCATGCCGGGACCCTGAGCAACAGGAGCTATCTGCAACGCCGTACCTGCATAAAAAGCAGGGTTGGCTACGTCCATTATTTCTTTGTACTTGGGATTTAATACGCTAAACCCCATCTGGTCGGGCCGTGTGCCAAGCGCCCCGGCTACCGCTGCGTAGGTCTTAGGGTCGGGTAATGTATTGACATCCCGCATTGCAGCAAGTCTCCTTGCTGCCTCGCCTTGCTTACGAATATTAGGGTTGCCAAAAGATGGTTTGCTTAAATCCTCACCCTCTTCAGGGCTTCCATTTGCACGCCGGACAGGGGGCAACCCAACAGAGATTGGCATCGACTCTGTATCACCCGTATCAATCTCAGGGTTCAACCGTTGACTAAGCTCTTTTTGCAAATCCAACAAGGGATCCTTGCCTGTTACGTGCTTATACGCTGCATACCCAGCAGTTAAACCTACACCCATTGGACTTGTTGGCACTTTATACTCACGCATAAATGCAATAGGATCTTTTCCATATTCAAATGCTAAATCTTTAAACTTGTCCATTAAAGATTTAGCGTTCTTTACATCCCCGCCTTCAGGAGAACCGTTTGCGCGGCGCACCATGCCACCATAAGCAAACGCCGTATCTCCGGGAGCGCCTGTGCCGGGGCCTCCACCAGTATTTCCCTCAGCAGCGCCGGCAGCGGGACCACCAGCGGCGGCAGCAGCATTAGCAGCAGCGGCAGCAGCCTCCGCATCAGCGGCAACAGCCAAGCCCGGATCGACAAAATTTGATGGGACGACGCCATGTGTTACTACGTTTTGCTGGGCTTGGAAACCCGGCACCAGTGCGTTTTGAAACTTGCCAAAGGTTGTCGCGTTAAATATAGTCTGCAATCCCCGAGTGGCCGCACCAAGTGCTGGGCTGGTAGCGTAAAAAGCTGCCTGCTGCGCTGGAGTCAAATTGCTAAATGGGTTTGTAACAGGGTCGCCCCCACCACCTATTACGTACCTGTTCCCGTCAGCGTCGTACATAGGCAAATCAACTTGGCCACCATTAGCCATCCTCACCGGCTGCTGCGGCTGGGCAAAAGGAGAACGGATTGTGGTATTCGATAAGTCAGCAAAAACATTGGCCTGACGTTTGGCTATTGCGGCTGATGCTGCTATGTCATCCTCTTCCTCCTGCGCCTTAGCCAGATACTCCTGCGTGATCGTCGTCTTGCGATCCTCCTCATCGTCCGTCTCCGCTAAGAACGATAAAGCCAACGCAGCTTGATATCCCGGGCCAAGACTCGCTACTCTTGCTGCAGCTTCGGGCTTTATTGTGGGAGCTTGTGCCATCGGAGGAAGGGACGGGGGCAACGGCTCACGCTCCTTCTTTGCAACAGATGTTTCACGTGGAACATCTTTGCCACCAAGGAATCCCTTGACCCGCTGAACATACGTTCTCGTCTCCGCAGGCAACTTGTCAGGATTGGCACCCGCAGCTAACCACTTGTCCGTGACACCCGGACCCCAGTTATACGCAATCAAAGCTTTTTCTGTATCGCCGTACTTACCCAACATGGCCTGCAAGTAATCCTTGCCCACACGTGCAATCTCATCAGGGGACTTGTCCTTAGCAGGAACTACACCAAACCCCGGATCACGGCTGGTCTTAGGCATGACCTGCATCTCACCAAGGGCACCCTTAGCGCTGGTGGTCAGAGTCTTACCGTCATCCTTGTAACGCTTACCGCGGCTCTCGGCCTGCATTACCGCATCAACTAACTCTTCAAATGTCTGTTGGGCCATGGTCCGAGGTCCTTGTCAAATGTATTGCTGGCGTACTTTTGTCGCTATTTTATGCGGCATTTCAATAATACTCAACCGAACTCTGATCTACCTCCGGCTCGTCATCATCATCTGACTCCAACGCAATAAAATTACCCTGCCTAAATCGAGTCCACGCCATCACCGCAGTATCCACTTGGTCATCATTGTTCCCGTTAGGAAAAGCCGCGCATTCCTCTACAAGGTCCTCGGCCCACTCCTTCCCCTCAGGATACCAAATCATGCCGGACTCCAAGAGCGGAGCAACAGCATTGGCGCGACTGACCTTGTCCTGACCAAACCTTCTACCGCCGGGAGAGAACATCGTCACAGGAATGCCAAGACGCCTTAGTTCCTGCTGCAACGGAGTACCCGTAGCCTTCGCCTCAATCAAAACATTATCAGGCTTCCAATACACATACTCATCCTTTGCCATGCGCTTTAGCTCAGGAAAATCCCAACGGCCCTTGCGCACATTAAGCAGCATCAGATTGGCCCCCGAATCAGCATCCGGATAGAACACACCCCACGTCGAGATAACAGAAAAATCTGCAGTCTCCTTCTTCGAGTACGCCGTGTCATACACCTGAATCAAATACTCACACTCAGGTGGCTCATCATGCCGCCACTTGCGCCACCAGTTCCGCTTCAAAATCGCACCCTCATCATTCGTCGGCTGTTGCTGCCACTGGGCATTCCACTTCTTCAGGCCAATAGATACCTTCACCTTTTCCAACTCATCAAGGCTCCAGTAATCAGGCCAAAGAGGCCGGCCACTCGGCAAAATAGCAGGGAACTCCAATACCTCCCACTGATCCGACTTTAAATAGCCCTGCTGCTTGAGCAATCGACCCGTCAAGTCATCCGTTTTCCACCGCGTATTGATCACAATAATAGCGCCGCCCGGCTGTAATCGCTGCCGCGGTCCGCTCGTGTACCACTCCCACGTGTTCTCCATCGCCGTATCAGACACCGCATCCTGCTCGTCCAAAATATCGTCCAGCACGACAACATTACCACCGCGCCCGGTCATCGCACCGCCCTTACCAATGAAAAAGGCTTCACCTCCTTGGGCCGTGTTCCACCGACCGGCGGCCTTACTGTCAACTGACAGCGCCA